GACCGTTTTCCTGGTCCCTGCTACGCTCAGATGCGTTTCGAAAATGTTTCATAGGTTTTCCAGGTTTATGTATTCACCTGGGTCCCTATTTGACGGAGAAACCATCAGCGTTGACAGGATTCGTTTCCTTCCTCACGTGAGCACCATCAGAATACATTCCTTGCGAAGGAACATAAACCTAAGCAATGACCCTTTCGGGCGTCTTGCCGCTCACGATCAGAGCACGAAGGGCACCTTTCGGATCCTCCATGCTTTCCTGGATGTAGATAAGATATATGTCAAGTCGTATAACACGATTCGGCGTCTCTTCTCTCCTTTCAGAGAGCGATTTGATTATCCTACTTCGGTCCGCCAAGCTAGGTGGTCTATTCCAACTCCTATTTCTTGACGGCCTTCAGGGCCGATCTCAAGCTTAACTTACGGTATTCGCGGATTGACGGTGTGACCCATCGCACCTCGATTCGGCGTCTCTTCCTAAAGTTACTTAGGCGATTTGGTTATTCCACATCGGCGTATTAAAGTAGGTGATCTATTTCAATTCCTATTCTTTAACACACCTTCGGAGCCGAGCTCAAGATACCGCATCCCTAGAAGTCCCCTCCTAGGGACTATCTTACCTACAACTAACTGACTGGGTCAACAGTTGCCCTAAACGTACTAGAGTATCGATACCATCTCTTGAGCATCTTCGACTCGGATGTTGGAGGTTTACCCTCTGACACCCTTGTCTGAATGTTTCTCGGAAATGGTAAAGACGCGAACGCAGTTTCGATTTCTCGAAATTGCGCCCACAGATTCTCAAGGCCTTCCCAGTCTAGGTCCACTCCCGTCGAAGACGGTTGTTCGGCCTCAGGTGCAGGAACAAATTGAGGTGGTGCGGTCGGTACCCAAAATGCGTTTAATGGCACTTCGGTGGCATATGTCCAGGGCCCCGGATTCGGGGATCTGTCCATAGACCACGCACGCTCTAGAGAAGCATTATACTCCTCTAGAGTTTGCGGTCTCTTCCACACCCCATCAATCAGTCGAGCTTCCGTTGGCTCCATAACCATCTTCTCAGGTTGTGGTTGACCAAGTGAGATCTCCTCTAGCTTGGCACGTAGGTCCCGAGCGGCTATGACCGAATCAAGGAACGTCTCTCGGTAGACAGTTTCATTCAGAGAATCCACAACTTCACTAGGTGTAGTTGCTTCAATCCCTGGATGTCTTGACTGCCGATCGGCATTCCGTGAGACCGTGCCATAGTGTTCACGATCTCTGTAAACCGTCCCTAACCTCTTAGCAGCGGCAATTAAGTCACTGTAAGAGTCTAGGTATTCAAGAATGAGTTTAACCTCACTCTCGAAGAATAATTTACAAAGACCATGGACCCGAGTCACGGAGGTCTTATATAGGGAGGTCACCGATTTTAAAGGTAACCAACCTTGTAGACCTTTGTAACCCGGCCCCCCAGGACCGTAGAACGTAACTATATAGTTACGAAGTCGTTTCGGGAGACTGAACAATCTCTTTGATGCTGAAGCCTTCGCGCGGTACCCATATCCTAAGACAGATAGCATCTGTCCAAAGGATAGTGAATACTTACGCGTTAGCTCCAGAAGACCGGCAAGGGATTGCCGACCAACCACGAACTCGGCGAATGGAACCATCGAAACATTCACTCCGTTAAGGAATGTCCGCTTCGCGAATTCCAACGCCTTGCCCGTTGTTGAGATCAGGGACTTGTGTGCCCCGATCCCCACATCTAGAGAAGTCATGATCCCGGCGTACTTCTTGGCTACACAGTCACGCGCTATGACCACGTCGTCTCCCAAGACGGCGTAGCCTGCGTACCACGGTTTAGTGGGAGTAATCACACCCGCCTGAAAGGCGGACCACTGAACGATAGCATGGTGGAGAAATGCTAGCATCGCCCATGAACTGAGCGCACCCATTGGTTGACCGGTTGCATACTGAACATAGCCTAGATCCGAGATGGTCTGTTTAGGACCATCTTTGGGTTTCCAGGTTTTTGGACAGTGATACTTCCGACCGACCATTAGGCAACCCCACAGCTCTGCCCCCCAACTTGTTAAGAAGGGGGACAGTAGTACCTTTTGAAGTACGATGGGTAAACGGTCAGTAGCGGCCGACAGATCAAATGAATATAAGGAGATAGGCTTAGAGAATTTCTTCTCTTCAGCCTCCTTCCAAATAAACAAGTTTCTTATCGGACGCTCTTGATCGAATGTCCCATCCTGTGGTATTCGCTCCAGTAGCCCAAAGATCGCTTTATGAAGGCGATCAAAGAGCCACTGCGTCCATGGGTCAACCATAGCAAACACCCGAACCTTACCGGCTGGTTCCGATTTGAACCCTAGTTTCCCAAGCCAATTAGTTGCTTCAAACGGGCACGACGGCCCGCCTGAGGATAAGGGAAGAGAATCCTCCCAAACCCACAACTCCTTGGCCCAAGATTCAATCCTATTCAGCACCCACTGGTTTCCAGTCATCTTACACCAATTTTCTAACATTGGATAAAGAGGACTGTGTAACCACGTGTATGCCGAAGCTAGGATCTGCGCAGGGGACGTATTCTGGGCACCGCCCGAAACACTTCCCGGTCGCACAGAAGGTCCAGATTTAGGAATCAGAAAAGGTTTAGCTCGGAGTCCCTTCATAAACTCAAGGGGACCCTCACCCTCTTCACTCCATAATGCATCAGTTATTGTCCCATCCTTATGGAACAATTTCTTCAGCACATGGATGAAGTGGTTGAATACGAATTGACTAAATTCGTATGTCATTAAGGGGTCTCCTCCGTATTCTTTGGAGATTGTACTGATCTTTACAACCCCTGGGAAATCTAATACTCGGTATAAGCCGAATAAAGTTGCCCAGAAGCGTATCGTCCAGACACAACCAGATCGAATACGAGCTCTATGTAGAGCGGGAATTATTGAAGGGATCCCACCATGAGATCGACCGACTCGAGCCCCGAAAGGCGTCAAATCGTGTAGTCGCTGACCACCTACCGCTTGCTGGAGCATGGCGGAACAAGCCTTGAGATAAATCACAAGGTACTTAATTCCTCCATGTTTATACAGTCGGTGATAAGTGGCCAACGTAGTGATTACTACCTTGACAACTGAAAGGTTGACTCTCCGTCCCAGCAGTGACACACACCCTAAGATGTGGACCACCGCTGGACGCCCAAGTTTTACCTTGAGCATGGCATTAAGAGACGAATATGAACTTAGCAGTCGAGAATACGCACGACCAAGCGTTCGCTTGATGTTTGTGTTTATTGTCACTGTTAAGTATTTCTATTCACTCTTAAACTTCGGTTTCCTCGTTAGAGGGCCGCAGCCAGCCTTGGAAGGCTTTGGTGAGTAAAACCAATCAGGCTTCAGGTAGCTAATCAGCAACACCGAGTTCGACCCCGGGACCTGATCACGCATAGCAGCCCGTTTCCCATGTCCTTTGATATGGCCACCGGCTGGACTAATCAGTCTCACCTCCGAAGAGGCTAACCGCCTCCAGATCACCGACCATCGTAGTTAACCCCGTTTTGGGAGCACCGAAGTGCTACTACTTGGACTATTCACCCTATCCAGGGTCCATGGTACTAAGGACTACCACTTGAGTTGGGGTTCGCCCTAAACGGTTGCAACCAACGAAGTGGTATGACAAAGGGTTCTAAACCTTTGCTGTAACCACTTCGGATTACGGTGTCCGCTCTCTCATGTGACTGCTTCCCATTTCGGAAGTCGGAAGGAACAACGTCCCCTCCAACCACCTATCTCCCTCAGTGTATCGACCTCTACCCGACCTGCCGTTGCGCAAGGTCGTAGACGTCTTTCCCCTAGGGCGTGAGGTGTGAACACACGCTTGCTAGTCCCCCAAGCGAATGGAGTGGGTCATCATATCTACTAAGTCTACGCAACGTCCAAATGGGCGCTTAAGGAACTTAACTCAGATGCTAGGGATATTGACCCACGCATGCAAAGCAAAGTCGCCAACGCGGCTTTGTTAGCATGGTCCGGTTTGCACCGGG